TCAAGGTCTGTAAGATTTGCACCTTGTATACCATATACTGGAGCATTATGTGCATCAACTATTGTTTGGCTATCTGCGGCTGACATAGCATTGGCAGGATATACCGGCGCTGCTATTCGCGGGTCTAAAACTACAATATCACCAGCAATTATAGCATTTGCTAAATCTGTTGATATTGAGACATCATATGGTGATTCTGATATTAAATCATATGTTGAATTTGCTGCTACTTCAATACCAAGATCATCAATTGGTACTGCTACGCCGGTGGTATTACGAATTAAAAATGACATTGTTTATCCTCTCCATTTTAGTACAATTTTTACAACTGTATCCTGAATCCTTCCTGTTGTTGCTGTCGGTGGTGAACCTGTAAAAACATCCTTTGCGACGAGTCTTATCTTATCGCCTTGGTTGAAATCTATGTTCAATGTTGTATTTATCTCATAGTCCTCACCGGACCCAAAAAATGTAAAAATACTACCACGGTCTACCCCTTGCGTGAACAAATGTATGGCTTTATCATTATTATTTACTTTTTTACAATGACCTGTGGCCGAAACAATCGTGCCGTTAAAGTCTGCTACATAACCACTTGCCCGATCACTTGCCGATGCAATGCGTATCCAATCATTGTTAGTGAGTATGTTTTCAGAAAACATAATTGGATTTTCTGAAACAGATAAAATTTTATTGCCCCTTGTTGTATCTTCAAGAGTTATCATTGGCTGACCATTGATGACCGTTACGGTCATGCCACTAATCGGGCTGCCGCCACCGGCACCACCACTTGAAGTTGGTCGTGTTAAAACAAAGGCCATCAGCTATTCCTTATCCACGAATGCCGCGATATTCTCTCAATAGCAATTTCAACGATTTTCGAGTAAGTGGATTTTTCTGTTCTGTTATTGCGGCTTCAAAATTCAAAGATTCCCGCAATGGAATATTTACAACCTGAACTGCGCCATCAACCTCGACTTCGTATTGTTGATATGTGACACCTTCGGCAAGTGGTGAGTCTTTTTCTGTCTGTTTTTTGTTCAATTTCTGGAGTAGTGAAAAGTCTTCCATTTTTAAATTCCTTTCATTGCGTTTAGTATATTTATCCTTATATTCTTCGCGCTATATTTTTTCGCATAAATAACAAATATATGTAAAATAAATGGGGTATTGTTCGTGGCGCAAATCGAAATTAACAGTCTATTCACCAATGCTGGCATACCTGCCACTGGTATTACCGGAGGTTATCCATCTGTCAGAATATGGGAAGTAAACGGCGCGGTGCAGACTTTAATAGTGGGCACACCGTCTGGTTCAGGTCAGAACACCGATGGAATAATGACAGAAATTACCACCAGTTCTCCGTCAACATCTGACGGATTTTATACCTTTTTATTCACAGACTTAATAGGTTACGATGCAACAAAGAAATATTTGATACGTTCTGATGGTGGTCCAACGCTGCCCAACACAGACAGATACCAATCTGCAAGCATTGATCCTATTGAGGAAACAATCATTAATGGTGTTTGGGACGAAAATCTCGCACCGGATCATCAACTTGCTGGTAGCGCAGGATTAACTTTAAGCCAAATCAAGGCTGATACAACTCAACTATTTCTTGATGTAGCAGCCGTTCAAAACATCGTTAATCTAATATTGAAATATGATACAAATAGAACCAAAATTGATGATATTAACAAAACATTAACCGTTTATGATGATGACTGTAGTACGGTTCTCAGAGTATTTAATTTATTGGATCAAAATGGTAATCCAAGCACAGATTCTGTTTGCGAGCGAAAACCTGTGGTTGCGAATGATGGCAAGCCGGTTTGTACACCATAAGGTGAAATATGACAATAGGATTAGCTGGTAAAAAAATAATAACCCATGGGCTTGGGGTTAATTATAAAGCATGTCAAGGAATAATTACGACACATTTTTCTTTATATTGTGTGCCTGTTGCTCCTCCTGTTCAACCTCCGGCTGGCGGTGGTGGCCCATATCCTGGTGATGCATGGAATAAGTTTGACAATGCACAAGATATTTTCCAGCCAGTTGATCAGGATAGATATGATCCTGAAAAACTGTACAAGATTAAACAGCGCGTGGTCATTAGAATTGACTTCAAGAATTTCCACACAGAAAAGATATATCTGGTTCCAATAGAACGGGCAAGGATAATTATTAAGGTTGCAAATATATTTAATGTAACCAGGGATATGATTAATATTAGTGTTAAAAAAGTTAGAAAGGTACTACATAATATTAAGGTTACAGTTATTAACCTTAGAAGAAAAGATTGAGGGTGAACTACCGCCGATCTAAAGATCGATGGCATCAAGTTCAATAACTCGATTTTCTTGCTTCAACGAAACATGACTAGAACCAATTTTAGTTGGTTCCCCGTCAGTGGTTTCTCCACAAGCGTAAATTCGGCTAGTTCCCAGCCTATTTAATTCATCTAAACCAAACGAACGAATATTGATAGCAGCATTAATGTCTCTATCGTGATGAGCACCACAATCACAATCCCACTCTCTATCTTTAAGAGTCAGATTGTCGTTTAATGCTTCACACGATCCACACATTTTGCTACTAGGTGCAAAACGATCAATATCAATTAGTAATCCGCCCGTTTCGGCTAGTTTATGTCCAATCTTATTCTTGAACAAACCCCAACCAACAGAACCGATAGATTTGGCTAATCTTCTATTTTTCATCATGCCTTTTATATTCAGGTCTTCCATGCAAATAACTGAATAGTTCTTGGTTATCGAACTAGCTAGTTTCCATTGGAAGTCTTTTCTTTGGTTTGATATATGTCTATGTAATTTAGCAACTGATTTTCTTGCCTTATTACGATTTTGTGATCCTTTCACCTTTTTAGAAAGTTTTCGTTGTTTTCTTTTTAACAGGTTTTCACTTTTTTCAAGGTTTTTAGGATTCGCAATCTTTATTCCATTTGATAGAACCGCGAAGTCCTTAATTCCAACATCAATTCCAACAACTTCGCTTTCCATAAAATCACTTCGTGTTGGTGTATCAGGTTTCTCACACAACACAACAGCAACCCAGTTATCAAGGTCTTGTTTTATTGTAACCGATTTAGCTTTGCCAACTAGTTTCCTATTTGGCTTCCACTTAACCCAACCAATCTTTGGTAACTTGACGCCTTTGTTGCTTAACTGGAAGTGCTGAGGAACACGGAATGAATCTGAGTTATAAGATTTCTTTTTGAATTTAGGGAATCCGTGTGTTTTGAAGCTTCGCTTCAATGCAGTATCTAAATCCCTATTCTTTTGTTGTAGCACTTGGCTATTGGCCTCGGCCAGCCAGTCGTGCCGTTTTCTTAATTCAGGTATTCGTTTATTTAAGTCATATTGAAACAGGAATTTTCCTGTTTCTTTATGTGCTTGTTTCGTCGCATCTAATGATTGGTTCCATAGCCACCGCGCGGACCCAGCAGTTTGTTTCAGTTGCTGTTCTTGTTCCTTTGTTGGATTCAACCTTATTGTATATGCTTTATTTGCCATAAAAGTATTTATCATCAGTGTTCAGAAAGTTACCAATAATTAACCGAACTAAAGATTCGGGGTTTCTGTTAGACAACTAATAAATATGTAAATGGAAATGTGGTTACAATTTCAAATTCTAAAGATAATACATTGGAGTTCGATGTGGATGTTCAGGGCATTGAAACCGATGAAATGGCTGTTCGCTTCGTCATAGAAACTGGCAGCATGAATCTTGGTTTTGATTCCGAAAAAAAGGCCAAAAATAAGTGGTCTGTCAAAATTCCAGCCCTTCCAATATTAGATGCTACTATGTACCCTTTTCATATTAATATCGTCGTAGATGGTTATAATTTCACACCTTTGCAAGGTTCTGTCAATGTTGTGGGCACACATGAAGTCTATGCTAGCGCCCCAGAAAACATTACTCTTGCTCCTGCCAAAAGAAAAGCAAAAAAAGTCATTCAAACACTTAACAAAAAACCAGAAGAAATTGGTCCTACTGAACCACAGCAGGATATGCCTGCCCCTACTGCCGCAGAGCCTATAGTAAAACCTGAGCGAAAGTTCAAACTGGAACCATTAAAAGTGAAAGACGGTCAAGAACTATTCAAAACTTTAATGGATAAAAAACCTAAAATCATTCCTAAGAAAGACGACAAGTTAGATGATAAGATTGTAGATCTTATGAAACAGGCCAAGAAAACCAAAGAAGAAAAGGTTGAAGAGCCTGAAAAAGTTAAAGAACCATCTAAAACCGTGGAAAACCCTATAGCAACTACAGCAGAAGAACCAAAAACAAAAGCAGCTAAGAAAAAAACCAAAAAGAAAGTTGCTGCAAAGAAAAAAGTTAGTAAGAAGAAAGTTTCTAAGAAAGCCACGCCAAAGAAAACCGGATCTGCCAAAAATGTGGCAGAAAAGATTATCCAGTCAGTAACAGGCCTGGGTAAGAAACAAACTATAGTGGAAAATAATCCGAACGATGCAAAAATTAAAGATATCATTAAAGAAGATTCAACTCCTTGTAATGACAAACCCGAAAAATTAGTTGCAGCTGAACCCGGAGGCATTAAGAAAATAGGAAAAGATAAAAGTATTGTGGAAGTTGATGCATCCAAAGAACAAAAGATTAAGGATGTATTGAAAGAAGATGCCGGTACAAAAAAACGATCAGTAACCACTAAACCTTTTAAGAAAAATAACATTACTTTTCATTAACGAACCATTCCAGAATGTTTCAACGCTTTTACCGTTGAAATAAGGTGTTTACACACACCAGGGACTTTCTGTGGATTTACAGGCCCACGATTTGATATTGGTTGATATGGTTTTCCTGCACTACCAATAAGACTTTTATCTTTGGCATTATATGCTGCGAATCTCCATCTAAAATCTAAACAATCACATGATACACGTACTGTGCTGCGTGTTAAATCTATTTGCTTCATGTGATATTCTTTTCCATCTCTGGCTTTAAATGTTATGTTATCACCAGTATCTTCATTATCAAACTCAACCTGATTGAAAATTAACTTAGGATTATAATTACCGCCACCAGACATTTGGCCTGTCCATTCATTTCTACTAGGTGGACTATTCGCAACTGCCCAAACATTTAAATTTTTGGTGCCAATAAACGGCAATGTTTCCATGCTTACAATTCTGATTACATCAGTGGCATGCTGGCGTTTTTTGGATACTGGAATAAAATTTAAAATATTTCTTTCAAGATCAGCATAAGTTGACTGTTCATACAATTCAACCTCATTAAGCTGATCTTCTATTCTTTTACCACGTATAATTAGGAATTTTTCAAACATACAAGTATTTATTATGAGTGAAAAATCCCGCCTTGGCGGGATTTATTATGGTAGGTTTCCTGAAATTACTTCAATCTTATCAACCTCTCCGAGTGAAGGATAAGACAAACGCATATATTGCTTACGAACCGCATCTTCTGGAACAGCCTTATCCTTGCGAGTGCGCTGCCGATCCAGCACTGTCTGTAAGTTAATAGGGAACAACAAAGCCGTTACAGTATAACCACGCTTACGTGCTTCAGTAATGTACCACGCACGACTCTTACGCGATGTATTCACATTATCAACAACAAGATTGTTTCCTTCACGAACCAAATTAAGAAATTCAGCGTTTGCTTGTGACTTAAAATGTTTATCATCACATGACTTCTTAAACGCATAGGCATAAGGATCTTCCGCAGAAGCAATATTCTTGCCTTCCACATACCAACGCAATCGTAACTCGTCTAATGAAAATACATCCGTGGCATAAGCACTATCGCGCTTTTGTAATTTATTTACAAAAGTAGACTTACCTGAACCCGCAGCAGCAATAGGTATGTATAGAATAGGTGCATTCTCATCAACATAACGATGTTCAAATTCAACAAGTGTCTTTTCAAAAAGAAACTCAAACTCCGAACACCAATCGTTAACTTTCTGACGCTTTTCATCCTGATCGTCGGAAATGCGACCCCACGTATCAGCCTTCAAAAGATTAATGAAATAATCTGCAAACACCACAGTGCGCGAAACGCCAAGAGCAAGATACTTACGCTTTTCTGGCTTTTTGATTGCCCATGGAAGATGGTTCTCAATTAACCAGCCAACACAGTAAATCCAGTCTACTGAAAAATTAAACTCACGAACCAAAAACTCCCAGTTACGCACAGCCCAATCTTCCCATAATCGTGCAGAAATAAGTTCGTGGCCGCCGAACCGATAGTATGTGCCACGTTCAGCGTTGTATGCTTCTGTACGGGCAGCAGGCTTGCCAACATCATGAAAAGCCGCTGCAAATGCACCGAGCAGCTCTTCTTCTGACCATTCGTTCTCGCAACCTTCTGTAACAGACTGCGCCAAAAATTCTCCAACAACCATGTTGGTATGCACAGCGACGGTGCTTTCACGGTGCCATGGTGAATTTTCTGAAATTTTGGACATTTCAATATATAATGGGTCGCGATCAACGAACTCATTGAAATACCAGCGAATAAAAAGGGTGCGTAAGTCATTCATTTTCGGTTAAATCTGCTTTATTAAATATGATTGTGTGTATTATATATCTTATGTGTGTATTTGTCAACCTATTTATAATATCATCGGCATACCTTCATCTTCTTCATCATAGCCTTCATCATAACCATCCCATTCATCATTAGACCACTTATTATAATCACCAGAATATAATTTATCAAAAGCTTCTTGTTCATAAGATGCTATTTCTTCAACTAGTCTAAGGACGATAAGTACAGCTGAAATACAATCATCGGTGGCACCAAGTTGCGCAGCATACGCGCCTCGTGCCCGGACATAAGACTTCAGTTCAGATAATAATATTCGAGATTTAATATGCAGATTTTCTTTTTCCAACATTTCCTTAAAATTAATACAGGCGCGCATTTTGCTTCGCGCTGTTGTTGTAAATCCTAGTTTATTCTTTCCATCTTCTGAAATGAATTCAACCGTCTTCAACGGCTCATCTTCATCCGCTTCATATAATGCAATTAGTCCCTGGCCGACACCATTATTTTCAATAGAAAAATAAACCATTGCTCCCTTAGATTCGATATATGCCAGTATATTTTTCATAACACCGTATAGATCATTAGTTGACATAGTATTAGAACGGTATTCTGCCACTTGCACCATAGAAGGAAATTCAAATACTGTAATAACACTAAAATCTTCGCCACTACCTGTTGCTGGGTCAACGCCCAATAAGTATGTCTTCATTGGTTTTATATCTTCAAATATTACAACATCTTTTAATGTTTTCTTAGGAACTATTTTTTCAATTATAGGTGTTATGTTTGATAGATATAATGAATCAATAAGCAAACAGTCAGATGATAAAAAGACACATTCATATTCTTGTTGCCACCGGCGTTCGCCTATACGACCTATTTCTTCTTCTTTAAAGTTTCCATCACGACCTGGTGCTTCATCCCACTTAACATGTATTGGATAGAAGCCATTAGTTCCCATTTGCGAACCGCGCCAAACTTGCGCATAGATGTTCATGTCACCATTTGGTGTAGAAGTCATTATACACGAACCACCAGTTGACAGTGTTGGTGCTATAGATGTCCAAAACTCATCCTGAATGGTGGGTTTAACGAACGCAAATTCGTCAAGGAACAATAAAGAAATAGCCATACCACGACCAGAGTCTTCAGATGTTGCAGTGGATACTATGCGTGATTCATTATCAAAGCCAATTTCATGCTTGTTCCAGCCATCATCTTTAACACCGGGTTTGATCCACATAGGAAGATTTTCATATGCAAAACGAATACGCAATATCATTTCCATTGCATTTGCGTTTTTGTTGGAAGCAATAAGAATAGTTTTATCAAAGTTAAACATTGCATACCAAAGAAGATAGGCAGCGGATGTTACAGATTTTCCGGTTTGTCTGGCGGACAAAACTACAGTATATCTATTATTTTGATATGCACGAACCATATTTTCTTGATATGGATATAATTTAAACGGCACAGCACCTTTAACCGGGTGTTGAATCTGTACATAAGTTTTAATAAAATAAACAGGATCTTGTGCGCAGCGTTTCAGCTCTTCTACCTGTTCATATGTATATTCAAGTTCCTGGTTAGGAGTCTTAAGATTTATATTCTTACCGCGTGCCATTATGATCTTCCTTAATCGTTAACAAATTTCCCCAAATATCATCGTAATATTTCTATTTACCTTTTTATATTTTAGTGTTACCAATCTATTGGAATGTGTGATTTTTCAAGTACTAAATAGGAAAAAGGATACAAATAAAAGGATTTGTACAAAGGATATAAGTATGAACAAGAAAGAAAGTAAAAAATCTAAATCAGCACTAGCTGACCGTGTTACACCAACATGTCTTATTAAACGACAGTATGATGACAGTATGAAACAAACACTAATGGATAATATGTATAATTATCTTTTAACTCGAGGTGCGTGGCCACAGGGCAATGAATCAGGCGAAATGATAGGAAAGATTGTATTAAATATCGCCGAAAAGTTGATAGATAAAAATCCAGCTAAACATTTTGTGGGTGTTCAACCAATGCAAGGGCCAATTGGATTAATTTATTGTTTACAGTACAATTATAATGAAAACGTTGGGTCTGACGAAACCCACAAAATGAATCTTGAAGTTAATTCAAAAACAGTTGAAGCAAAAACGAGAAAATTTCAAAATGTTAGTTGTACGATAGAAGCCATGAATGATCTTGAATCTACTACAGACAATATACATAAGTTTGCCGAAAAAGTTTTAGATAAACTAGCAACAGATATGGCAACGTGGTTATATCGTGATTTAAAAAGCAATTTATTAAAAACAGCATTTAAAGAAACTGACACGATTAACACAGTATCTACAGACAATAACATAGATCCAAAACTTGCTGGAACACGCGTGGCTGTTATGATTAATAAAGTTGCAAATGAAATCGGGAGCAGAACACGCAGGGGATGTGGTAATTTTATCATTGCCTCTGAAGCAATATGTAACATTATTCAATTCAACGAAGATGACGCTGCTTTTACAAAAGCCCCCGAAGAAGAATATAAAGAATCTGATTATGGTTTTATAAAATTAGTAGGTACATTAAATGGAACCATTAAAGTATTTTGTGACTATGAAATGCCTGCTGATAAAGCACTTGTTGGTTATAAAGGCGGAAACGGTGAAACTGATGCTGGATTTTTCTACTGTCCTTATGTTCCAGTAATGTCTACAGGTATTCTTATTAATCCAAAAACCTTCGAACCAACTATTAACTTTATGACAAGATATGGTGAAGTAGAGATTCGTGAAACTGCTTTAGATACTACAGAAAATGAAGATGGTTCATCAACAGAAATTATCAACAAGGCTTCTTCCAATTATTATGCTGAACTTACTATAAATAATGCTAAAGAAATTAGCGAAATAATATCTAAAATGGAAAAGAAAAATCATAAGGTTGAAAATATTGATGTTGAAGAAAGTGAATTCAATGCCTTTTGTGATGCACTAAAATTATTAGACTAATCTAATTTTTTATTAGACATAGCTCTTAGGATCTCATTACGATCAGCAACAATTAATGTGTTGTTGGTCGTTTTTGCTCCTAGCTTACCTTTTGCAACAGCATTTTTATCCTTATGCTGTTTCATATTTGATTTTTCTTTTGCGGCAGCTAATGCAGTATTAAGCAATTGTGCGCCAACTTCCATATTGCGAGCCTTATACTTACCTTCAACCAATTCCGCTTCTGCTACTTGATCCTCAAAAGCCGCTAAAGCAGCATCGTATACTTCTTGAAATTGATCTTCAATTTCATTATCTTTTTCATCGTACTCTTCTGCTTCTGCTAAGTCAGTTTCTTTTTCTGTACGAGGTATAAGCGTAGTACCAGCTTCAATATCGAATATTTCTTCTAGCGGATGATCTATCGGTACTTCAATTTCCTTTGTGTCTGTACTCATTTGAAAATCTCTCGTTCTGTTAGTAGTCTAAACTTCATGCCGTATTTATCACAAAACAATTTTGCACTTTTCCACTTGCATATATTTATTGACCATGTAATAGCTTCATATAATTGCGTTTTTTTGGTCTTACCCACAGTAGTAGGTTGACGTGTTTGTTTTTCCGGTTTTACTTCTATTACTTCTTGTATAATACTGCCGTCTTTATTTTTATATTTAACCCAAAAATCTGGATAATATTTATGAATTCTTCCAGTGGTTGGTTTACGGTATGGAATAGCAATAATTTCAGACCCCCATTGAATAACAGTAACATTATTATCAAGAAAATTCATAAAAGAACGTTCCCATGAAGAACGGTATACAATATTTTTTACATTGCCTTTATATTTTTCAGGATGCCTTGGAGTGAAATAGCCCTTTTGAATGCCCTTCCATTGTTTATGTTTTGGTGGTACAGTTTTTTTCTTTGGTTTTCTTGTAGGTATTTTTTTAAGTCTTCTTTTTTTTGTTTTTTTCAGCATGTATCACCTTTTGTTATTTGAAAAGTGATCCTACAAAATCAGATCCTTGTTTAAATGCATTGCTTGCCAATCCCGAAGCAGTAGAGAGTGCATTGTTTGCTAATCCAGTTGCAGTAGAGAGTGCGCCAGAAACAGCGCCTGTTACTGTAGCACCAGCTTCTCTGATGACATTTAGTGGCGTTGGTTCTGGAACCCCGTCTGCACCATCGGTGCCTTCTGGTGATGGTGCATCTGCACCTGCCTTAAGATTTGGTGTTATTGGATATACAGCACCAATACTTTCACCTGTTAGTTCCTTAATTCTAGTGGGGTCTTTAACGATAGAAAAATCTGGCGTTATGTGCAGTGCATCGTAAGCGAACTGTAATTCTATTTCATTGCCAGCACCATTCTCAGCTACATCCAACTCATCTAAATTCATAGACAAAAACTTTGGATGATGAAAATGATACACGTCCATGCTTTTTCGATAATCATAAATGTGAAAGAGTTTTATTTCGTTTATCATGCTAGTTATATTTCCTTCTAACACAGATAATGATGCTGCAGATGGAACACCTTTCACATTTGGCTTCATACTAATGGATTGTAAATACTCTACGCTTAATGCACCTGCCTGTCCCATACCACCCAATTTGCTAATTGGGCTTATATTTCGTAAGTATGTTGTGTAGAATAAATGGCCTAAGTTCTGATTATCATCATAGAAGCGCATAGTAATTGGTTCATATACTGTTCGCTTTGGAACTCTTGTCCAAAAATTATACATGTTAACTTCTTCGTGATCGATATTAACATTAGGACGGGTACTCGTTTTTACAACAAAGGACAAATGATTTCCAGAATGTGCCAAACTTTCATAAGCAGTCGCCATGGTAAATTGAACTATAAATAAAAATTTATACTTAGGAGCATATTGTATAAGATCAATGGCATACGGTGAAGCTCCACAAATTTCAAGTCCAGCAGTTGCAGTGCCATCAGAAAAAATTCCTTTAACCAACGAATTCAGATTTTGAATATCAGAAAACGTGCCTGGAATATCTTCTAACTTATAGTCTCCTTTCTTGACCTGATCGAGGATTGCATCGGCTTGCGCGTCTGCTCTATTAAGAACTCCCGGGTTAAACTTACCTGCCTGTTGGGCTGCGTTTTGACTTATATCGACCGCATCATAAACATAACCACGACTATTCGGAATTATGGCAGAATTAGTATCACCTGTTCTTATTGAATTAGAAATTTTTGATAAGGAACGCAAGCCTTTTGAAACATTTCCTCCACCAATATTATTTAATGCTTCAATATCACCAATTTTACCTAAACCATTGAAAAAGTCTTTGCGCTTGGAGGCATCACTAGCTGCCAGATTTTGTGATCCAGCACAATTTTTAACTGAAAATTTTATAAATTTCCTTGGATCTTCGGCCATAATAACTCCAGTAATATTCTGTATTTATATTAAATGACAAAAAAAAGGGGAACCGTAGTTCCCCTTAAATAATTCACATCCCTGTGAAAGTATCGTCCTTGATATCTAAATATTAGCCTATACGTCCAGCGCCGCCGGTTGCTACACCTTCACCTTGGTTATAACCACCAACAACCTGCCGTGCATGATCGTAGCGAACATTAGTAGTAATTAAGACTGCATCAGATGCAGAATAATCCAAATCAGTATAATCAACCTGTTGGAACCAACATCCTTCTATCGTCCATTTTTCCGTTACTTGATCATTACCGTCTAACATATCAAGATATGTGACAAATTTGTAAAGTGAACCTTCACCTGCGGCTGCTAGCCACTGGCCTTCTGCGCCGATCAACCACTGCTGTTTCTGCATTTGTTCTTGAATGACCTGCGTTGCCGTGCCACTAACATCATCTTCAAAGCTAAGTGTAATAGGGTCAAAAGTATATTTACCAGCTACCCATGCGCGCGAATTGTAACGATCCAGCTGAACTTCTTCAAATGACAAAACCGGGCGAGTTACTGTGACTGCCTGTAAACTAAGAGGCTGAGAATCTGCGCCACCACCAAGATTGGCGAATGTAATTCTCCAACGATTCTTCTGTTTAGGATGGAGAATACCAGTTCCTACTCCTGGGATACCTTGATCATTAATTGTAGCCATTTTATTTTCCCTTATCTAAATTCTCTTTGTATTTACACAAAGTTTCAGTATTCCTTAAATTTCAGCGCCTGTTGCAACTATGCGAATTGGAATATATATAAATTCGGCGGCCTTCACGGGCTTCAGTGCTATGTCTATATATAATTCGTTCCTATCAATTCTGTCTGGTGTATTATTGCTTTCGTCACTAACAGTAGCAAAATCATATAACCCTCGTTTAACGATTAGATCACCAAGAAATGAATCAACCACGGCTTTCAAATTATCACGGGTTAATGCATCATTTGGTTCAAATACAAAACTCAAAGTATTTTTACGAAGCTGACGTTTAATATACTTAATCAAACGCGATACATTTACACGATCCATTGCACTAGCAGCCGGTGCTGATGTTTTCTGTCCCCAAACAAGAAAGCCGCTTCCTGGGAAGAATACTAGTGGATTTATATCGCCACTTGCTGCATATTGATATAAGGCATCGCGCTGGCCAAGGTTTAGTGCAAGCGGAACAAATGTAGTTGGTTTTCCAAGTTCTCCTGACACATATCCAAGATTGGAAATCCCTGAAATAACTCCACGTCGAATGCCAGCTGGAGCAAACCATAAGAATGATACATTATCACTAAATGCATATGTTCTAAGTGCAACACCAGAAGCTGATACAACTACGTTCTTACCATCAAGATTTGAAGCTAAAGCAGATGGATAATAATAAGCAATATGTACAGAACGCTGCCGGGCGGTAGATGATCCCCAACCAGTTGATGGATTAGTAATACCATCAGGATCAAGATCCATAGGCGTATCTGCTATAACTAATGCCTCATCTTGTATATCATTTACAAGTGCAAGCAATTCATCTGCGGTTTCATGATAATTAGGACACAATATTAAATTGTAATCGAAATTTTCAGAACGTATATCAGTATTGGAATTCATTGATGCTTGTAGTGCAGTTACAATAGAAACTCTCCGGGCGGCGTCATTAGCACCAAGACTTGTATCATTTAAAAATTCAAGTGTAAATTTCATATCATCAGCAGCTTTAACAAGGAAATCCCCACCTTCTGTGGGTGTAAATTCACCTGCTATAGTTCCGCCGCCTGGATATACTGGATATGTTGCGAGATTTAAAGATATATAATTAAATCCATCATATACACCAGTTGCTGGTTGGTCATAACCGCTAGCAAAAATATCAAGATTTGATGCAACACTAATACTACCAAAATAATCTACTTCTGTGCTAGTAAACGAATAAGCTGCAAATAAATCTGTTGTTGCTGTTTGTGCAAGTGTTTGTAATTCAGTTGCCGTTACTGTTAATGTAGTACCAGGAAGATTTCCTGCGGCTGCATCTTTTTCATTTAAGAAATCTTGAATTAAATTAGTAAGAACAACTTTTGATTCGAGTACTTTAGCATCCCACATGAGTCTTATGGAAGTAATATCATCATTTAAATTTACATTTGTGCGTATAACATAGGCACGATTACCTAAACCAAGAAACTGATTCAGTGCAAACAACCCATATTCATTGCGAGCATCGCCATGCTGTGGTGCGCCTGTACCAGGATCTTCAAGGAAATTTGGAATACCATATAGTTGTGTACTCTGTGTCAAAGAGGTAACTGTTCGAACAACATCAAATTCAAATGTACCTTCTGCTGGCGTTACACCATCAGGTTGTAATTTTTCATCTGCTGTTGCAATAAAAAATAAAGGAACGGTTGGCGCAGATACAGGAATGAAAAAACTTTCATCCGTTACTGTTACTGATACGCCGGGGCTTACCAAAGTTGCCATATTTTATTCTCCTCGAAATTTTTCATTTACATGATTTCCACAACACATTATTATGTTTAATGTATTTATGTTTAATGCCCCAAATATACATAAATTTCATTACCGCAATCCCATATCCTGTTATATCCATTATTAACCATATTTTCCCATGCTGTTAATTTAGGATCATAGTCTTTAAGAATATTCTTTAATTTATATTTTTGAAACTTTAGGCGCGAATACAGAACTTGTGAATTGCCATGTTGACTAAAATAAAAAAAGTTTGGACAGGATGAACCTATATGTTCAAATCCAATTTTAGTATATGTTGCACCAGTACCCCATCGCTTGTCAGCATAGCTAATAACCGACGATGGACTAAAATTCTTAACGAAATATGAAAATATTTTACCTGCGGCACCAATAATAGAAAAATTATTCAACGATGAAAATCGTATCAATTCGTATTGATATTTTTTATTATATCTAGGCTTACCAAATGTCATAACCGAAACTAATTTTTCGTTGTAAAATAATCCCAAATTTATCTTTGAATAACAATCACCCTGTATATGCGTTTTGTTCAAAAATTTCTTCTTTTCAGTAAAATCAATTTCCCGCACTATACATTTCCGTGCAAATATTTTTTTATTTAATTGTAGTGCCGAGGATATGCGCGATTTAACAATTTCTTCATTTTCGTTCCACTCTTTATCCCAAATCTGAATTAATACAATTCCTTTCTTTTGACACATTTCCGTTTTATTGAGATGATAGATTATGTCTTTACCGTTTAATTCGGAATGCCAATATATTCCGTTATATTCAATTGCAAAATTCAAATCAGGAATATATACATCTAACTCATATGGTGTTATTATATCCCTACACTTAGTAATAATAGAACCATCATATATTTCATTAATATATTTAATTATTTCTTTTTCGCCAGCAGATGTATTGTATTTTACATCATGTAAAATTACAGGTATATTATACCTTTGGAAATATTTAGATATCGTTGCTGGTGTAATATCAAGCATTTTAGCTATATCGGTCAGGGTTTTTTTATTTTCAACGTGTTGTTTTTGCAACCATGATTTATTGTTTATTTTTTCAATAACCTCTGATGTCATTCCTATTTGGGTATAATATTCAGCGCCACGTCTACATTTTAGTGTTTTTATTGCCTTATTATGAATAGCTGGATGTTGCATTGGATTATTAACGCCGTAACGTTTCATATTTGTTTGTATGATTTTTCTCTTTATTTTTTCAGATTGAGCAGGAGTTTTTGCGCCATAGCGCTTTAAATTAGTTTGCGTGGTTTTTTTGCGCACGTCTAACGATTGCTGCGGGTTCTCAACCCCATATTTTTCTAATGTTGTGTTTTTTTGTCTATCAAGAACATTTTTGTCCTTACCGCTGCACGTATTTCCTTTTGTGTTTGGACAATAGCTATTATAATATCCTTTAGATTTATTAAAAGTAACAGGCTTGCCACACATTTTACATGTTGGCTGTTTTTTTATATTATTAATTATACAACAAAGTCGCTCTCTATTAGTCGCGTTGGTATGTAAAAAATGGGTTTCTTCTACAAGAAGATTTTTCAAAGCATTATTTTTATCTAAGAGGCGCGATGCTTGTTTATTAATTTTTAAATTTGATAAAATGATATTTTTATTCTGTAATTGTTGTAATAGACACATATTTATATACTCGTTTTAAAGTATATATCTACATAGTTACAGACGAATGTTATTTTATGTTCACGTCATCTAGTGTAAACACCTTTTCATATTCTATTCCTTGCGCATCTAGGTCTGATATAATATCAAACGAAGTTTGTGCATCGGAACTAACTGCACCAATTCTAAGGTAAATATCCTTAACATAATTACTATGAACATTCGCAGGGATAGATAGATAAATCGGTACTAAGAAACCAAGTTTTGTTTGTATGAGTCTTCTATCTGTGCTTTGTGGGACATTTTCATCAAATCTAATATCAGTCATTTCCACCGTTGTTAATTTTGTCCAATCAAAAATATCATCTGATATCTGTATTTGTAGTAATGGATCAAACAAAGTAAATATTTGTTCCATTATTTGATAGTGTTGATCCTGATTACTTGCCCAAACAGCCAATTCGAATATGGCATGGTACGGTACTGGTTGGCGTTGTTCTACTACCTTTAAATCATCTGGAAATAAACC